AAACGACTTCACGGTGGGCCTCACCGTGGGCATCGATCACGAGGAGAACATCTGGGTCGTGGGCCTGACGCACGGGCGCATGGACACGTTCGAGATCGTCAACGCCATGCTGGACACCTACGTACGCTACGGCGAGCGGCTGGTCGGCATGGAGAAAGGTCATATCTCGATGTCGTTCGGGCCGTACCTCGAGCAGCAGATCAAGGAGCGCAAGCTGTTCGGCTTCCCGGCGCACGAGCTCAACCCCGGACGCCGCGACAAGGAGCTGCGCGCGCGCTCGATCCAGGGCCGCATGCGCCAGGGACGGGTGTTCTTCCCGCGCGAGGCCAGCTGGATGGACAAGCTGCGCCAGGAGCTCATGGGGTTCCCGTTCAGTAAACACGACGACATCGTCGACGCCCTCGCCTGGATCGGCTTGATGCTGCAGGACATTGACGTCCCGCACATCGAGAAGCCGAAAAAGAAGAAGAGCTGGACGGATCGGTTACATAAACACTTCCGCGGGCAGGTAAACAAACGCGGCAACAGCGCGATGGCGTCATAGGAGCAATGGAATGCGTACAGTCCACCTGATTCACGGGTTCAACGAGACCCACCCACTCCAGAAGCCGAATATCGCGGTGCTGGCCCCGCTCATCAGGTACCGCGGCTGCAACGTGCATGTCCATGATTACGGTGAATGGGACCTGGTCGCGACCCGTAATAACGAGAATATCGCCCGGGTGATCTACCCGAGCATCCGTGACGGCGACACCCTGGTGGGTTTCAGCAACGGCGCGGCCCTCATCGCGCATCTGCAGAAGATGGGCGTGGCCTGTCCCAATATCGTCCTGATCCAGCCGGCCCTGTCCAATAAATGGGTACCCAATTCGTACTGCCAGAAGGTCACGGTGTTCTGGAACCCGGGTGACAAGGCCACGGTGGCCGGCAAGTGGTGGCGCCGAATCACCGGGATCATGCCCTGGCGCTGGAAGGAAAAGCACCACTGGGGCGAGATGGGCCATACCGGCTACGTCGGCAAGGACAAGCGGTTTACCCAGTACGACACGACCGGCGTGGAGAATCTGCCGAACGTCTCGGGCCATTCCCACTGGGATGACGACGAAAACAGGGCCTGGCGGGAGTTCATCGTCTCTAAAGTGTAGAAATCCCTGCAGCCCCAGTTTCAAGTGTGCATCTTGTATAGGAATAGGCAGTAACCCCCAAGCCCCGGGAGAATTTCATGGAAGAAGTAAAAGTAGTACGACTGCAGGACGCATCGGATGTAAAGGCTGCACCGAACGAACTCACGATTCAGCGAGCAAAGGAATTGCTGCAGCTTGCCAAGGATGGCGAGCTTCGTGGGTTCATTATTGTCGGCGAAACAAGTGACGGTGCCCTCTTCGAGGGTGGCGCCGAGATCTACGATCTGCCGCTGTGCATGCTTGGCCTCGAGTTGGCCAAGACCCGCCTGCTCGGCGTAGCGATGAATCAGGAAGACTGATGCTCACATACATCACGTTGCAGCCATACACATGCTATTTGGCCGGGATCATATCCGGCTTCATCGTATACGGGATCTTTCACCTATGGGAAAAATAACAAGAAAGCTCCTTTGGGAGATCGCCCAGCGATTACGCAATACACGCCTGAACGCTCCTGTCGGAGCCTGTGCATAACTTATAGGAACCCGCCGCATGGATGCCGCCGAACGTAACGACATAGCCACCGAGAACTGGAACGCATATCAGCGCGGGATCGACGCTGGCCATGGGGAATACATCGAGACGGCCGTCAAGTGCGACGAATATTACCGGGGCGAGCAGTGGGCCGCGGCTGATAAAGCCAAGCTGGAGGCCGAAGGCCGCCCTGCCCTGACCATTAACGCCGTCAAGTCCGCGGTCAACGCCGTGCTTGGCGAGTATTCCGACCTACGGGTCGACTTCTCCTTCAAGGCCAAGGGCACCGCGCCGCACGAAACGGCGATGGCCCTGACCAAACAGATCCAGCAGATACAGGACAACAATCAATATGGCTCAGTGGAAGGCATGGTATTCGCCGACGGGCTTATCCAGGACCGCGGCTACTTCGACATTCGTATGGACTTCGACGACAACATCAACGGCGAAGTGCGCATCACGGCAGAAGACCCCATCGACATCATCCCGGACCCGGGTGCCAAGGACTACGAGCCCAGTAAATGGAACGAGGTGATCAAGACGCGCTGGCTCACGCTTGAGCAGATCACGCTCTATTATGGCAAGAAATATGCTGATGAGCTGCGCGCCTCCGTCGGAACCACTTCCGAATCGTTCGGCCAGGACTCCATTCGATATAACCAGCAGACATTCGGCGACGTAGACATCTACGAGATGACCGGCGAAGGGCTGGAGCAGGAGCTCCGCCGCGTTCGCGTCATCGAGCGCCAGTATTACAAGCTGCGCCAGGCGAAGTTCTTCATTGATCCGAATACAGGCGATGAACGGCTCATCCAGGACAGCTGGGATGACGACCGCATCAAGGAATTCGCCGAACGACTGCAACTCATGGTGCACCGTCGTTTGGCCCGGACCGTACGCTGGTGTGTCACGGCCGATCATGTTGTTTTGCATGATGAGTGGAGTCCCTACAAGTCCTTCACCATCGTACCGTTCTTCCCTTATTACCGTCGCGGCCGCCCAACCGGCATGGTCCGCGATCTGCTGAGCCCGCAGGAACAGCTCAACAAGGTTGAGTCGCAGCAGCTGCACATCGTCAACACCACGGCCAACTCAGGCTGGGTGGTCGAGGCTGGCTCGCTCGTCAACATGGAAGACGAAGAGCTGGAAGAGCGCGGCGCAGAGACCGGCCTGGTGCTGGTCTATGGCAAGGGCCGCACGGCTCCGCAAAAGATTCAGCCGAACCAGGTACCGACCGGGCTTGACCGCTTCGGTGCCAAGGCACTCAACCACATCCGCGAGATCTCCGGTGTTGCCGCCATGCTGGGCGTCGAGAACGCAGAAGTCTCCGGTGTTGCCCTCGAGAAGAAGCAGTCTCGCGGCATGACGCAGATGCAGGTGCCGTTCGACAACCTCAAGAAATCACGCGCCATGGTAGCAATGAAGTGCCTGGAGCTGATTCAACAGTTCTACACTGAAACTCGCATCGTGCGCACGACCAATTTCGCTTCGCTGCAGCAAGAGTCCGAGGAGACCGTCGTCAACGGCGTGAGTCCCGAGGGCATGATCGTCAATGACCTGTCGCTGGGCGAGTACGACGTAGTGGTATCCACTGCACCGGCCCGCGATACCTTTGGTGAAACACAGTTCGCCGAGGCCTTGAACTTACGCAAGGTCGGCGTGCAGATCCCCGACCACTGGGTCATTGCCTACTCCAACCTCAATGACAAGATGGCCGTCGCTCAGGAAGTCAAGAACCTCCAGGGCATGGGCGAGCCAACCGAACAGGAACAGCAGCTGCAGGAGTTCCAGCTGGCTATGCAGATCCAGACCGCACAGCTCGAACTCGAGAAGATGTCCGCCGAGATCCAGGAGCTGCAGTCCATCGTCATGGTGAACCAGGCCAAGGCCCAGACCGCCGTCGGTCAGCTCCAGCTGAACGCACAAACCGCTCAGGGCAAGGCCCAGTTGGATATGGCCAAGCTGCAGAGCGACTACGTGAAGAAGATGAACGAGCTGCAGAACAAGATGCAGCTTGCACAGATGCACATCACGGCCAACTCGCACCAGACTGCCATGACTACGGCCTCCAAGCGTTTTGGTGAAGAACAGAAATCGAAGGAAGGTATTGCGAAAGCCCTGCTGCAGGCGCAGGCAACACGCGAAGCAGCGGGCAAGAAGCAAGCCGAGCAGTAAAGCTACACCCATGGGGATCGCCGGGACCCTTTTCTCCGGCGTAAAACTCGTCCACAGGACGTAAAGGAGCAATGGATATGCCTCGCGAAATTCAAATGGACCAGAACCTCGACGACGACAACCAGATGATTCTGGATGACCCGTTCATTGGCGCGGACGTTGACGAAGAACTGGAGAACGATGATGCTGATTACGGTAATGAAGTGGATGCTGCTGCCTCCGACGACGATACACCGGAAGAGACGCCGGCCAACGATGCTGCGGATGACGACGCGCCTGCTGAAGATGATGCCGACGCCGATGACGATGCAGCAGGTGATGCTGATGACACCCCGGCTGATGACGATGAACCCGCCGCAGATGACGACAGCGACGAAGAAGAGGAAGAGGACGAGCCAGCCGGTGACCCTCCCCCGAAGGAACAGCGGATCCCGAAGCAGCGCTTCGACGAAGTAAATGATCGTCGTAAGGCCGCCGAGAAGAAACTCGCTGACTACGAAGCTGCCCAGGACGCCGCCCAGGCCGCCGAGGAAGGCCAGTTCGACTTCGATGCCAAGGAACGCGAGTACATGGAACTCACGGTTGACGGCGAGTTCGACAAGGCACTGGCGATTCGTAGCGAGATCCGTGCCGCGGAGTCAGCCAAGTACGAGCAGACGGCTACCACTGCAGCTGCCAACGCCCGGGAGGCTACCAAGGCCGACCTGGTGTTCCAGGAAACAGTGACCGACCTGGAAGCGAAGTACCCGTCGATGGCACCAAACGGCGAAAACTTCGACCAGACATTGGTGGACGAGGTGCTGTCTCTGCATGAAGGCTTCATCAACCAGGGGCTGGATGCACCGGCCGCTATCACGAAAGCCGTCAAGTACGTGGCCAAGATGAACGACATCCCGGCCGTAGGTGACGAGCCCGCTGCCGATCCTGATCCGACACCGAAGCCAAAGCCTGTCAGCAAGACGGACAACAAGGCCAAGGCGAAAGCCAAGACCACGCAGCCACAGCAGTTGCCGAAGGCAAGCGATCGCGAGCCTGCTATGGACATGGACTCCATGTCTGAAGAGGACTTCGACGCACTGCCGGAAAGCAAGAAGCGGGAGCTGCGCGGCGACTTCGTCTAACCCCACCCGGTTTAGGGGCGAGCCTGCAAAGGCTCTTTTGAGGCACCTTCGGGTGCCTCTTTTTTGTACTGGACTTATATACAGTAAATATCCCTGCAGCCCCACTTCGTTTTGTGCATATTGGTACGTATCGCCATTGCTAATCCCGAGCGGCGTAATCAACGGGACCTCGTCTGGTAGCGACGTGACGCTCCTTGTAGTGCCGGGACAGGATGTCCCAAGAAACGGATTTTCACTTAAACGGATTTTTACGGGCATGACGCCCAAGGAGCATTAAAAATGTCTACCACGAATTTTGGTGGCCTGAATACTAACCAGCTGACTACTTGGTCCCGTGACCTGTGGAAGGCTGCACGCGAGCACAGCTTCATCATGCGCTTCGCCGGTAAGGGCCCGAACGCTGTTATTCAGCGTATCACTGAACTGACCAAGAGCCAGAAAGGTACGCGCGCGATAATCAGCTTGGTTGCTGATCTCGAAGGCGACGGCGTAATGGGCGATTACCAGCTGGAAGGTAATGAAGAGGCCATCAACGCTTACGACCAGGAGATCGTTATCGATCAGCTGCGTAACGCCAACCGCATGGCCGGTCGCGTTGCCGATCAGAAGACGATCGTCAACTTCCGTAACACTTCCAAGGATGTCCTGGCCTACTGGCTGGCTGATCGTGTCGATCAGATGGCGTTCCTGACAGCTACCGGTGTTGCATACACCCAGAAGCTGAACGGTACGACTCGTGACGTTCTGGCCACTGGTAAGAACCTGAACGACCTGTCCTTCGCGTCAGACGTTACGGCTCCTACTGCGAACCGTTACCGCAACTGGCAGACCACGACTGGTCTGGTAGCCGGCAACACCGCTATCGACACTCTGGCTACTCCCAGCTACGAGATGTTGGTTGAAGCCAAGGCTTATGCCAAGGATCACTTCATCCGCGGCGTAAAGGGCCCGGGCAATATGGAGTATTACCATGTCTTCATGACTCCGCAGGGTATCGCGAAGCTGAAGCTTGACGCGGACTTCAAGAACGCCGTCAACAACGCGCAGGTGCGTGGTGGTAAGAACCCTGTCTGGACTGGCGCACTGCCGACCATCGATGGCCTCGTGATCCACGAGCACCGTCATGTCTACAACACCATGGGTGCTACCTCTGGCGTGGACAAGTGGGGTACCGGCAATGATAAGGAAGGCCAGGCCGTCCTGTTCATGGGTGCCCAGGCACTCGCGCTGGCTGACATCGGTCTGCCTTACTGGTCGGAAGACGAGTTCGACTACGACAACCAGCTCGGTATCTCCGTAGGCAAGATGTTGGGTCTCCTGAAACCAGTGTTCCGCTCTAGCGTGGACGGTGGTGACGAGGACTTCGGCATCCTGCGGATCAACACCGCACTGTAAGGCCTTTGGAACTGGGGTTGGTAAAACAGCCCCAGTTCTAATCCTTTAATCTCTGTATTAAGGAGGTCGCAGTGAGTCGATCAAATCCCACA